AAGGTTTTCCTGATATTAAAAGGAAAAAGTAAGGAGCTCTATTTCTTGCTTTTGTATATCCACCAAGATCATCATTTGGAAATGTAAGAGTTCCATCAGAATTATTGACAACTCCTCTTTTTTTCGGTAAAACTTTGTTGTTGTAATTTGATTCTACCATATTGCCCAAGGTAGCAAGATAGAACATATCTACAGCGACCTCAAGGTTTGATAATGAGTTTATTGTAAGTAGTGATGAAGATTGTTTTTTAACTCCTGCTGAATTTGCAACATCATTGCTCAATCCTTTAAATGAGCTTAAGTAATATTCTATTAGAACTGCTGCCGCATTTTCTGGCAAATCTAAAAGTTCTGGTTTTGAAACAAGATCTAACCCTACTGCTTGGCCTCTTTCTTTGTAAATGTTTTTAAATGTTAATTGATTGAATCCTCTTCCTCTGTATCTGTATCCATCTCCTGGATTATCATTTCCGTAGGTAGCAAATCCATTTCCTTTTGCTATCCAACCATAAACAAAATCAAAAAAATCTTGGTCTTTTGATTTAAATTTATTTATTTCTCCATCTTTATATTTAGATGTTCTTTGAGATCCAAATACCTTTCTTATTCTTTCTGGATTAGTACTTTTGTAAGAACCTTCTGTTGTTGTTTTGAATGCAGATTCTTTTGATACAATACTGAGCAACGCTGCAATAGCAAAATCATTTGTGAATCCAAGATCTCTTGACTTTTTAACTATTGCATAAAGATTTGCTTTTTGTTGAGCATCTAATCCCCTTAATTCAGAAGGATCTTTTTTATAATTTTTACCAAAATATTTCTCTAGTTCATTTTTTGACATGAATTATTTATTAAAATAATCCTTGCCCCAGTATAATATTTTCAGTATCTATATTTAATTGATTTACTTTCTTACTTAGAATCGTAGGTGGTAAAGATTGATTCTTCTCAACATAATTTTTTCTTGATTCATCCTTCCTTGTTGACTTATTTGGATTACTTAATTTTACCAAATTTTCTTCATTGTTCTTTTCTGAATATCTGTATATTTCAAAATTAGCAATTGGGTATAATATTACTTGATCTACTTTTATATTAAGTGGATTATCAATATTGTTTATATTACATATTATATCAACATAGTTAGTATTATTATAAATACTTTTACAAACAAGGTCTATTCTCATTTCCTCACCTCTTTGTACAACATATTCCCTGAATCCTTGATCAAGGTTATACCGAAATGTTAATTGAGTTAGATCATAAACCCCATCAACTTTATTTATGTTATCTATATCATATACTTTCATATTATTTTATCATTTTTTCTGCGTTTGATTTAGCTTTTAATTTCGCGGATTGTTCAGAGTTCCCTGATCCTTTAGCGATTATTTGTTTACCATTTGATTCATAGGTACCAGTGATGGTGAATATGGGTGGAGCGCTCGGAATAATATCAACTTCTTCAGATATTACTGTTAGTGTCATACTATTGGTATTTTCATTTGGTACAGTAGATTCAGCTCCTGAATTCGATTCATTTGTTGGTTGCACAATTTGATCTGAAGATCCTTCAGTACTTCCAGTCATTTCTTGTGTTTCATTTGTTCTTAATGTTTCTGAATCAAAATTCTGACCAGATTCAACTATTGGTGTTTCTGATAAAGGATCTGAACTGACTTGTGTATCTGTTGGAATGGATGTTACTGCTATTGTAGTACCAGTCAATTGATTAGGAGATTCTGAAACTTTGGTTACAGGATCCTTTTTATCATTATTCTGGCTGTCGCTTTCATCAGTGGTTGAATCGGCGTTAGATGGATTAGTTTGTGTATTACTTGGAGTTCCTCCTAACTTATATCCATCATTCCAGAAATCATCTGATGTAGAAGCAATATAATCATTATCTTCTGTTGTTGATTTTCCAACAACTCTAATTCCTCCAGTATTCAATTTTGCAAATATTTCCTGCAGTCCTAAATTCCTCGCACTTGCTAAAGATATAGTTGCTTCTATATAAGTAGGCAGATCATTAAAAGAAAGTTGTGGACCTAATTTTATATCTACTCCTGTACACTCCATATCACCTGAACAGAAAATAGGCCTTAGTGGATTTCCTATGGTAACATGCCAAGGAGTTGAGGGTCCTCCAGCAAGTGCATTTATTATTGCAAAAAATTTAATTCTATATTTTGCTTTTATGAAATTCTTAACATATGGTGGTATGTTGGATAAAGCACCTTTGAGAATACTTAAGGAATCATCAAGCATTTTGGAACCATTGTCACCTTCTTCTTTATCTTCTGATTTTTTACTGTCTTCACTAGCCGCCTTTTTAAGTGTCTCTACAGAAGATTCAAGTGATCCAAGAATTGCATTTAAAAAATCCTCGATTGCTCCCCATGGATCGTTTGATATTTTTCTTAATAGTTTAGCTACATTATCATCTGCATCTGTTTGCTTTCCTAAATAAAAAGAAGATCTTGATGTACCCATATTCAATAAATTGTGTATTATATCAGCATAAACAATTGTTGGATCAACTCCATTTATAAATTTCTGTTCATATCTTACTGTAAAACTCACAGAAACTTTGCAACTAACTCCAGCACCAGTTTCATTTTCGTCTATTAATTTACGAACTCTTCCTTCTTTTATGAGATTTGGATCACCTTGTGGTATAGGAGATACCTTAACAACTTCACCACTACTATTTACAAAGTTATCACCATCAAATTTAACTCCCTCTCCGAACAAACCCAATGATGCCATTATTTGTCTTTGTAATAATAGTGAAGCTCCTGGTAGGGGAACTGCATTTACACCACCTTCTAAAATATCACCTAATTGAAATCCTTTTTTAAAATCATTTCCTAGTTCATTTAACAACTTAGTGAACGATACCTCAGCAGCAGACCATTCTTCATTTACTTTAAATTTTAAAAAATCTTCTGATTCTTTTATATATCCTATTACAGTAGAAAGAGGTTTATATGTGGCCTCTGTCTCTGCATAGAGATCATCAACAACTCCTATTGGAAATCTTCTACATATTATAAGACGATTATTTGGATAAACTCCGAATTCTGAGTTATAAGCAAAATCCGCGTAATTAATTTCAACACGATCTCCAATATCTTTAAGTTTTGTTATTATATTCTGAGTACTTATATCATAAACGTCTTTGTGCCTTTCTGTTTCACTACTTACTATTTTGCCAGATTTATTTGATTGCCTTAAAAAATGTTTTTCATTCTCATTTTTATTTGCACTAAAAAGAGTTTCTATCTTTCCATTTTCTTCTTTATAAGAAAACGCATTTTCCTCAGCAATTAATCCTAATGGTGATGCAGTATATCTTGACATATCTTATATATTCAATAATCAATAATCCCTTATTATTTGCGAGTTTGAAAATTTTGAAAGGTTGCCTAGAACATCTTCTATTATTTGAAAGTCTTTTTTGAATTCGTTGAAAAAAATAAGAACATTGAAATTATTATTTCCTAATATTTTTTTCAAGTTAAGTAATTTGTCTATGGAGAATTCGTGATCAAAGTCTGGGATGTAATAAATATCTTTTTTTCTATCCACTGCTTGTTGTATCTTATTAAATATTAATATTTTAATATATGTCTTATCTTCTTCGAAATCTATTTCTTCTTCTTCACATATTCTTTTAATATCTATGATATATTTATTTCTTATTCTATTTGTTTTTACATATTTATCGAATTTTTTTCGATTTTTACAATAGACACAAAAGAAATTTGTTACATTATTATTTTCCATTATAATATATATTCTACAATTCTTTCCTCTCTCTATTTTAGAAGATATTTATTTAATATATACTCTTATGAAAAAATATTCAGAAAAATTCATACACGAATATTCTAAGTTAAAACTAGCAAAAGTTGGATTAGAATTTGAATTCTATATGAAGGATCTTTCTTTTTATAAAACACTTGAGTTGATGAACAAAGAACTATCTCCTGTAAAAGTACATGGATTTAGAACATATCATTCAAATTTCAAACCAGATGCAAAGAATTTTAAAATTGAACCTGATTTATCAGGTGGTTCAAGCATGGTTGAGTTGATTACTGGACCAATGGAATATAATGATGCAAAATATTATATGATAAAAATATTAAAGTTCATACAGAACTATGGATACACGAATGAGAAATGTTCTATACACTTTAATATATCTTTTTCTGGCGATGAAAATGATCTAAGAGATCTAAACATACTTAAATTGATTTTAAACACAAATGAAGATGAAATTTATAGATATTTTCCCTCAAGAAAAGGAAATATATATGCGAAATCTGTTAAGAAGATAGTTCCTTATAAACAATATGATTTCTTTAATATACCTATACAATCTGTTGCTAATTCACTTAGGATTTCTAATGATAAATATTTTGGCATAAACTTCTTAAATATGAATAATGAGAAGTCATCACAAAGAATAGAATATAGATATATTGGCGGAAAAGATTATGAGATGAATATAGGTAATATAACTTATTTTCTCGATAGATTCATATTGGACCTATGGGGATCACTAGATGCGAATTTCACACAATCTGATGCAGATATTCTTCAAGAATACCTTGAAGAGAATATAGATAAATGGCGTAGTTTCTCAAAGTATGATAATTTTATTGTTCAGTTTCCTTCTATACAACTTCAGATAGATCAAAATTTCAATTATGATCTAATAAATTCTTATTTTACAAGACTTTATACTAAACTACATGATTTAATAGAATCAACTGAGGATTTAAAGGACTGTATAGTGAATTTTGTAACATCAACACAAACTATGGAAATTGTTGATGCTCAAATAAAATCCTCACTGACTCTTAAAAACTTTGAATTTATAAATTGTGTTGTACTCGAAGGAATATTTGAAGATTGCCAATTTATGGCATGTGAAATAAATAATGCGGAAGTATCTAAATCTAAGATTGATGATTCTGAATTAAAAAATTCTAAAGTTCTTTCTTGTAGGGTAGAACGTAGCAATCTATATGATTGTTTCTTTATGAATGGGTTCTTGAATTCTCATATGGAAAAAGGTATTTTTAGAAGTGGAGAACTTGGTCCCTATGCTACAATCTCACCTGAGACAAAAATCGTAGATGTTTATGATGGTTTCTTCGATACTAAATTTGATTCAGAGGGCGATAAAGGTGATAAAAAGGGAATAATTGATATAAAAGATTTTAAAAAATGAAAAGAATAAAATTATTTGAAGATTTTGATCTACCATTCACTGAGAAAGAGATTGATGAGATATTTAAAAGTTACTTTTATGATATACCAAAACTAACATTTGAAGTTAAAACATCACCAATAAAAAGAGTGAATGATCCTGTTCTCATTGGAGATGATTTACATTTTGATGTGAATGAGGTTGTTCTTGTGGAAGTTACACCAGAGGTTGATTTCTCATTATCAGGAGTTCAGATATTAAGAATGCAATCAATAAAAGAAAAACACCAAGATCTTTTTGATGGGGTTATTGATATTTTAGAAAAACGTGGATGTTTGATTGATATTTCAATAAAAAGTAAAAGTTTTTTATTTTATATATACATTTAAAAATAATCAAAATCTATGATTAAGAAATGGCAAGAATTTAATATAATAAAAGAAGAATCATCTCCGAGACTTCCTGTTAGAGAGGAATATTGGTTGAAAAAAGGAAAGATCGGCAAGAAGGTGGCTCTCTATACACACGATGACTTAGATGGATTATTCTGTGCCATTGCAGCTAAAAGTTGGCTTTTAAACAAAGGGTTTGAGATAGTAAAATATGGAATGATTAACTATACCGATGGTTGGAAATACACTTCAATAGATCCAAAATTAATAAATGTTGTTTTAGATTTTGCAAGCATGCCAGGAGATGAAAGAGATCAACATATTGATTTTTATTTAGATCATCATGGATCATTCTCGCCAGAAGAAATGGAAAAGTATAAGAGGTCTCCGGTTCAGAAAAAGCAAACTGCTTCTGCTTATGAAGCTCTTTGTCAGACATTAGGAATACCTCAGGATGAATTAACGGTATCAGTGATTGATATGGTAGATGCGGCAAAATATTCTGATTATGGAGTTTCTTGGCAAAGACTTTTAGATTTTGATTTATCCGAAATAAAAAAATCAGATAAAAAAAGACTTGAGTTTGCAGCTGCTTTTAACCAATTCATAAAAAGAGGTGATACAGAGACTTTAGTTTCTGTTATTCATAATTGCAATGATGCTTCAATATATTCAATATTCAATGTTATGAAAGCGGTTTATCCACATCACAATGTTATAAAAAGTGGATTTAAAAAAGGACAGAAAAAAGAATTCATGGCGGATTCTCTATGGAGAATGGGTGAGATGCAAGCAAGAACAAGAGGAAAATTCTCAAAAGAGAAAAAAGTATATACATCACAATCAGAGTTTGTCTCAGATTGGAAGAAAGGAATTGGAATATCCCCTGATGGATATCAGATCATAGGAGATCTTGTTTTTATTCCAACTGGTGTTTGGGCAAATGCTCTTAGAGCAAGAGTTATTGTTGAGAAAGATTTTATTGATGGTAAAATTCCAGTTGAACCTAAATTCATTTTACTTCAGTATGGATCTACCTTACAGGTTTGTGCTTATAAAAAGATAAGTGAAACTGAGAATCTTCCTAAATTGAAATCAGGAGAAGAAGTAACTGATCTTGGTGAATATATGAAAAATCTTTTGACCAACTTTCAGAAACATCTAGGATATTATGATGCAAATACATCAATCGGACAAGATGAGATAACAGTCGCTGGAGGACATGGTGGAATTGGTTCAGTTAGTAATATCATCTCAGCATGTAAAGTTCCTCCTTATGAAGGAATTAGATTCATTGATATGTTCAAGAATAAGATAATAAATGATCTTTCGGGAGTACCATTCAATTTAAAATTGGTTTGGTCTGAACCATCAGAGTATAGTTCTACTGATCCCGAATTAGACTACAAAGTTATTCCAACAGAAAAAGTAACTAAAATGAGTCCAACAGGAGAGATAAAAAAATAATTTTTTTACTATATTTGTAAAAATTTTAAAATGAAGATACCAACTGCTGATGAAGTTATAAAAAGATCTAAACTTCATCCAACTCGTGTTAAATCGATTTTCGTATTTGGATCAAGAGTGTATGGAACCTATGATAATAGTTCTGATTGGGATTTTAGAGTTATTGCAAATACTCCAAATACTAATCAGGAAATAAAAAGTGGAGATTTTAATATTCACATTCAAACTCCTGTGCAATTTCAAAATCTTCTGAATGAACATCATCCAGGTGCTTTAGAATGTTACTTTGCACCAGATGAGTTTAAAATATTAGATACCATCGATTTTAAATTTGATCTTATTATTCCAAGACTTAGACATAATTTCTCACATACTTCTTCGAATTCTTGGGTAAAGTGCAAAAAGAAATTGTATCAAAATGAATATCACATAGGAGTGAAATCGATTTTTCATTCACTTAGAATTCCACTTTTTGGTCAACAAATTGCAAAAACCGGCGAAATATATGATTTTTCTTGTGCAAATGATATTTGGAATAAAATAAACTCAAAGAAAGATTGGACTTGGGAAGAACTTTATTCTGAATTCCGTGAATTTAGAAATTCAATAATGAGTGATTTTAGAAATTGTACTATTAAATAGATCTGTACTTTTCCTCTATTAAGTTGAGTAATTCATTATTTGAATTATTCATTCTTTTTGCTGCAATACTTCTAAGTACTTTTGTTTCTTCATCAATCTTCATAATTGTTGAATCGATATAATCATTGAGTGATTCTTTAGAAGGATATCTTTTAATCATTGATGATATTTTTTCTTTATGTGCAATTAATTTTGATTCAGATATTTCTTCTTGTGATGATTTTATCTGATCGATTTTTGCATCAATAAGTTGCCAATCTTTTGATTCTGATTTAAGATTTTCAAGTAATTTTACTTTATCCTTTGATGTGAAATCTTCTAAGAAATCCATAAGTGCTTCTACGAATACTTCTTTTCCTATTATTTTAACAGAACCTGCTCTTTCATGTCTAGTTACTGGACCATACATTCTCACCCCAATATATGAATCTAAAAGATTCATCACTCCTGATTTCATAAGATCAACATCAGTAGTTTTGACTTCTACTGGGATTTGCTCATTTACTTTTTCGCCTGTTATCTTTGAGAACTTTTTCATATCTTATATATTATATATCAGATTTGAAATTTTGCACATTTTCTCTTATATCTGATGATGTGGATTTGATCAGCTGCATTATCTTTCTTATTCTAGGACCAGCGCTTTTATTCTTTTTTATGAAGAATGCTTCAAATTCTTCTTTTAAAAGATATTTTTTTTCTTTTCCGTTTATTGTAAGTGTTACTTCCTCTGTTATTAAGTTAAGAAGTTCTTGATATTTATCTATTTCTTTCATTTTACAAAATATGTTTTTTTTATATATTGTAAAACTAGTAGTTCTTAACTATTATTTCTATAGTGTTTTTATCATTGCCACTTTTATTTATTTTTTCATAGTTACAATTCAACTCTTTAAAATTGAATCCATCAGATATTAATTTATCTAAAATCCAAGTTGTTTGTCCACCGTGCTCTAAAACACCCGATATCATAAAACTCGATCCGATTTCATTTATTTTATGACAAAACTGGTATAAATTTAAATCATCTTTTTGGTGATAGAAATTGTTGTATCCTGCTTCACTTATTTGTTTATTTCCAATTTCACCAGATTTATCTTTTACATATCCATAAGGAGGATCGATATAGATCATCATATTCTCATCAATTTCTATCATTTCAAATGATTTTGATTCAAATTTTATTTTTTCTTTAAACTTTCTTATATGTGATCTATAAGTATCTAATTTTTTATCTGTACTTGGATTCCAAGATCTTTTTCCCCAAGTTTGGTTAAATTCACCCTTTTGATTGAATCTTATTAAGTTCGAATTGCAACTCAATATAAGTGCCCATAATTTATCAGCAGAAGGTGTCTCATTATATGAATCTCTTAATCTATCATATAATTCTTTATTTATTTTTAAATCTTTGCAGTTTAATTTAGTTAGTTCTATTATTTCATCTGATTCTAATATTCCTTTGTGGATATTTACTAGATCTTTTATAATATCATTTACTATTATTTTTTCATATTTATCTAAAACATTGGCATATACCGAACCACCACCTGCAAATAAATCAACAAACTTTTCTTTTTTGTAGTTTAATTCTGGTAGAATTTGATTTAGTAACTTAAACTTGCTTCCCGTATAATTAAGTGGTGGTTGTATCATTTGTATCATTTTTACTGAATCTTTCTATTTCTCCTTTAAACCTTTCTTTCCAAGTTAGTTTTCTTTTTCTCTCAGAAAAATCGATTTTATTTTGAAGATTTGAACTAATTATTTGTTGTTTTTCTAAATTTATGGTAAGACTTTCTAATTGATTTTGTAGAATCTTTATCTGATAATCTTTTTCATTTTCTATTCTTTCTTTATTTCCTCTTAGAACCTTATAAAAGGACCTGAATTTTAATAATAGAAATTTCCATTCATCTGGTCTATAGTTTTCTATGAAATCTGCTGTCATAAGATATTCAAATAGACTCTCATCATTTAACTCTTTCATATACCCATTTTTATTTTTGAACCACAAGATCTCCTATTTGCAACATCAACTAGTCTCTGTGGAGTTTTATATTTTTTATTAAATCCAAAGGTTTTGCTCAATTCATTTGACAAATCTACATCTAGTTCTTTGAATTCAATAACTTCTATTAAGTTATTACAATCTAATATATTTTCATCTATTTCATCCAGTGATTCTTCATTGAAAATAAGAATAATATGTAAGTCAAGAATATCTGATAATATTCCATCAACTAATTGTAGTATGTTATTTGTTATGAAGTTCATTTTAGATATTTGCACATTTGAAAAGAACTCACAATCATCTATTATTAATAGAGTATCCTTATTGATGAGTTTTTTAAAATCTGGATTATTTATAGTAAGGTCTAATGAGTTAGAAGGTATGAATATAGATGTTTTATCTAATTCGGATATCAGATGTTTTACCATTTCTGTTTTTCCTAACCCTCTTTCTCCGTAGAAAATGGAAAGTCCTTTTTTGGAATTTTTTATTTTCTTTTTTAATTTTTTAACATTTTTTATAACCTCTTGTGAATATTTTTCCTCTGGACTTACTTTATCTTCTATATTTAAATCTATAGGTTGTAAAAAGAGTTTATCAGGTGAAACAGAAATAATATTCAATTTGGATTTTTTTGGTTCTTCAAAAAAGTCTTCTTCTATCTTAACACTATTTAATGTATCTATCAGAGAATTTATTTTTTCAAGATCTGATTTTTCAGAGTAGTAAAATACAACTTCTGTTACAAAAAATTCATCTGTATTTTTTTCTAATTCAATAAATGAGATATAAATAGAATCTGATATTTTGTGAAGTGATTTTTGATTTATTATTTTTTCCTCAGAATCTAAAAGTTCTATCACAGAATTAACTTCTTCCGATTTCATTGATTGGATAAAATCCACACCAACAAACATATCATGTAATATGAATGTGTTTGGTAATTTGCCGAACTTATCTAAGCAGAATAGGAACCAGTTTGTTTCTTTGGAATCAGATGTATAATTTATTTTCATTTTTTGATTTTTTTATGTTTATATATATGTGAAAAGTAAATAAATAAATGCCAAAAGATATAGAATCGATTCTTCTTATTAACAGATATTTAACTTGTTGTAAATTAAACAAACCTGAGTCAAGAATATCTAAAATTGCTCAGAGGTATTTAACAACTAGAATATCAAATATCTTGAATAGGAAAAATGACAATAAATTTGAATTTTTATCTCACCTTACACTATTACCTTTCTTAATATTTAGATGATCGGGCCACTCATAAGTGGTGAATCATTATTTATTGAATCAGGTAATTTAAAATCGGGAGTTAATTGATTATTTGAATCAAATAGTCCTCTTGATTTTTCCTGTTCTATAAGTTGCATTATAAAATCTCTTTGTTTCTTCTCAATGCTTCTTTTTTCATTTTGAATTCTTTGATTTCTAGCTGAAACTTTTTGTTTGTGGTTTTTCCTGTGTTTTGATTTTGGCATAACAATAATTTTAATTTAAATATTCTATTAAAAATTTTCCCTTTAGTTTAAATTCTCATTTGTTTTGAATATAATATCAAATTTTTCTTGAAGTTCTTTTATTTCTTCTAAAGTAAGATCTTTTAATACTGTACCATCTGGTAGTTCAGCATCATAAACATATTTTTCTCTACCAACTGCAATTGCATCTGTAACACCCTTTATGTTCCTTATGCTTTGAAAAACTTCGTTATCAAGATCTACCTTATCAAGATCTATTTCACCGTTCTGTGTTTCTGGTATTGTAAAATCACATATTATTTTTATTCTGTCATCAAATGATTTTATTTCATCTTGTATATCTCTTGCATCATCTGCACCATCCTCTGATATTTCACCATCTTTCAAAAGCAATCTAAGTTTATCTTCTAATTGTGTAAAATAGTTCTCATCCTTTTCAGAAGGTATTAAGGAATAAGGAGTTCCACCGAATCCTTCATCTTTTAGTAACTCTCTTATTTCTTTTATCAACTTTCTTTTTTTTCTATTATATTTTCTTTTTTCTTTTTCGCAATTTATTTTTTTATTTAAAGATCCAAATAACTTATCAATAAATTCTTTTAAAATGCTACAAAGTTTATAAATACTTAACAAAAATGTTATAACCACCTCTAATCCAACAACAACTGGATTTGAAGGAACATTATCTATCACAAAATCCAATAGAGAAAGACAATCTAAAAAAGGCATACATGATAAAATTGTTTTACATATATTTGATAATTGATCAACAATAAGTAAAAGATGTGATATCGCACCTGGGACATTAAAAGACATAGGAGCAACCATTATTGCAATGCCTGCAATTGAAGTACCTATTTGAATTGCAACTCTTATAAGCTCTTGTAGTAAAGATATCTGCATAGATGATAACATTGTAACACACACTGTTATTCTACCTTTCATATTCTTCGCCTCTATTAAATAAGGAGATGTCTGTGGTAAAGGAAAATTTGTTCCAGCCGAATCTGACTTGTTCTGCGCAGAATAAATTGTTGCTGGACCAGGAACATTTTTTAACTGTTGTATAATTGAGGCAACATTACCAGCGGCTCCAATTGCGCCTGTAGATGTAGGCAATTCTGTTAGACCTACCGACCCAGCGGCTCCAATTGCTCCAGGGCCTGTAAGTCCAGTTGGTATAGGATTTGATCTTGATCCATCAATCATTAGATCTGCATCAGATTTGGATAGATTTGGATTTCTATTTAATAGTATTTTCTTAGCTATTTCATTTTCTGGTAAGAATGATTGATTGAGCAATCCAGTAAGAGGACTACTTGAAGCTAATGTGGATTTTAATTCTTCAACTTTTTTTGCAATTGACATAGATTATTTATTGAAAATCTGTCTCTTCCTCTGATTTAATTTTATTCAATTGAAAATTGAAATTCTCAGGTATGTTGAATTTGTATTTAGCAGAAAGTTTATTTGAGAATTCTCCTTTAAATAAAACCACAATATCAAAAGAGATAAGTTCTTTCTCTTCATGTATGACTTTTATTTTGAAATTAAAATTATTTATATCCTCATCTTCATCATCTTCTTTAATTTTAAATCTTTGATGATAATCGAAGTGTACATCTAAATTTTCATAATTTTCCCTGAAGAATCCTCTACTTGGTATTTGATAAAAGTTATTTCCATTTTTAGAAAGATAAAAGACTTCTCTTTCAGTACATCCTAATTTATCTACAAAAGTTTTTATTAATTTCATCTTAACTGTACCAGAAGCTTTTTTAAATCCATCCTCTAATTTTACTATATCATCTGGATTATCAGTCTTTAATGAAGTTGTTAAGATATTCTCAAGTATTCTTGAATTAAGTATAACTATTTTTGATTCTGTCCATTCTTTTTCTGCCCTTTCTAATGATGAAAGATGTATTTCTTTTTTCTTCCATATCTCATTCAATAGATCTGAGAATTTCAGAATATTTTTTTCAAATGGTTTTATATACTCACCCAATACTTTAAACCTTGGATCGCGGTGTTTTATATCAAAGTAGTTGAAAAACGTTATTGATTCTATTCTATTTGTGTCAATAAATTTTTCTATTTCGGATTGAATTGATTTATTTGCACATTCGTAAGTTATTCTTACAAATTCTTGAGTTAGTTTATCCCATTTTTTAATATTCTCTTCATCATAAATTCTTTCTATTCCATTTGGAATAAGATCATCTGCGAATGTGTTGAATGATGAGGTTTTTTGAAGAGAAAGATTTTTATTCAAAAAAATAGAAAATTGTTTTCCATCTTTTGTTTCAATAACAATATCTTCATCAAAGTCCTCGTTTTTATTTGGACCTAACCAATAAACAGATGATATCAAATCTTCTGTTAATTTTTGATCTGATAATAGCTTATCAATTATATTTCTTGCAGTTATTCTAGAATTCACCAAAACATTCCAATCTTTTTCGATATCAAATCCTATTGATCCAAAAACTCCGTTTATTTTTCCTAAATCATCATCAGATGTGAATTTCTCACCGTCCCATTTTCCCAACTTTAGTCTATTCTTTGAATTTACTAAATTCTTCAGATCATTTAAAAAAACAGAAGAATCTTCACTATACCTTGATTTTAATCCACGATCTAATATATTATCTAAGAATTCATTATTGATCAAAATCATACTTACACATATTTCAGTGATAAGATTTTTTGAATTATAGATATTTTCGTTCAAATTCTCTTTGAACATTTTCCAGTTTCTTATAAACATATCTTATATATTAATTTATTTTAATTGGTATTATTCTTTTTCAATATATATTGAATGGCAGATGGTTTAAATAATTTCTTTCAATCTTTTAGTGGCAGACTTGGATCTGCTATAGGAAATCCCGTGGCACAAAAAAGGCCAGAAGTTGCACCTGGTCTTCAGAGAACTCCTTTTCTACAACCAATCGATCTTCTGAGTACGGTATATGTGGTAGGAGATTCTGCTCCACAATCACAAGGAGGATTCAAACCTTTGGATAATCCTTTGAGTGTGGTATATACGACACTTGATTCTAATTCTGCTCCACAATCGCGGGGTGGATTCAAACCTTTGGATCCTTTGAGTGTTGGAATAATACCTCAAGGAGTTAATAGAACAGATGGAAATGGTCCAATACAGCTAGAAGAAACTAAAAGAGATGGTAGTATTAGTCTTCAGAGGCCTGGATTCACTCCCTTGAATTATTTCAAGTCTGAGAGTGGTGAGTTCAAAATAAAGACTCCAGAAAACTTTTTCACAACTGAAGAGAGATCACAATATTTAAAAGAGGCATTTGATTCACCTATTGGTGATAAGAGAATGGGTAGTTTTAGATTCTCTTATGATGATTATGTTAAGTTTAATTCAAAGTTAAATGATCTTAATCCTACCGATGGATCAAATCAAAAACAAACAAAAATATCTGAATTTATAAGGGATTATCAAAGTTTAGTAAATTATCATGATAAAGAGGATCCTGTTTATTTTGGATTTGAGATTATAATCGATGTCAATAATTCACCATTGCTCAATGGTCAAGTAAAGGAATTTATTACTAAATTTAGTAATGATATACCTGAATTGCAGGGTAGATTAGAAATCTACGAACAATTTAAAAAAGAATTAAGAAGATATTTTAGATTTAATGTCGATATTAATAACTCAGTAGAACAACAAATTGATGATCCAAGTATTTTTATAAAAACTTCTGATATTCCAAGAAGGTATTATGTTAGGTCAATTCTTGGCATATCTGCACTAGTTGAAAGTAATACTCCTGAGGCAACAAAATCTTTTATAGATTATCCAAAAACAAAAATAACTCTTTCTTTTCTTGAAGACACTTCATTAAATTTAGGAACATTAGCTACTTTATATAAAAGTCTTTATTGGTCTAAATTAAGAGGAAAATCACTTATCCCAGAAAACCTTTTGAGATTTGATTGTCAGATAATTGTATCTGAGCTTAGAAACATGGCACAGATTAGAAAATCTAACGATTTCATGGAAATTGTGAAATCAAACTTATCAAGATATGTTTATTCTGTTTATGAATGTCAATTCTTTTTTGATAAAATGACTCACCCTGATTCAATTGATATGGGTACTCCTCCAGCTCAAGTTGAAAAATATGATGTCACATTCAATTTCAAGTATAGTAATATGAATTTTGAAAGATGGAATCCAGTTTTTGAATCTGGATCTGGTGAGTGGATATCTTTGAATGATGCAAAAGAAATACCTCTGATAAAGAATCAACCAAGTCAGAATGATACTGAGATAAATCAGATTTCATTTTACAACTCATCATCATTTCCACAAAGTTCAATTGATGTGAATTCAACTTTAAATTTAAATGAAGAAAATGATTCAACGGATTTTATAACATCTGAAAAGAATAAATCTGATTTAAACATTTATCAATTATCACAAAAAGATATTCCTCAGTCAGGTAGTGCCACATCTCAGGATATTTATCAGAATCGTCTTATTATTGTTGATCCAGTAAGACTAGGTGGATCTCAGGATATTTATCAGAATCAACTTATTATTGTTGATCCAGTAAGACCAGGCGGATCAAATGATATATTCGGAAGAGCTTCTGAACAGTTATTGGAGAATATTAAAACAGCTGGATTAAATGAAGCACAAAGACAATTAAATATAAGATTCAGAGTATTGAATGATTCTATTGATAATATAAGAAATCAATTTGGAATTGGTAGAATGCCACCTCCAACAAATGTTTATTTTCCCCAACAAAATTCTGGAGCTTATGGTCAGAGTAATGTTTTCTTTGATGTACAAAATGCTCTTAGAAATTTTGGGGGAGATGTTCTTACTGGACTCATAGGAGGTGGTTAAGTAAATATATAATATATGATAAATCCTAATCCTAATTTAACTTATGTTGGAATTGTAGAGGAAAATATAGATCCAAAAAAACTTGGAAGATGTCGAATAAGGGTCATTGATGTTTTTGATGATATACCATTAGAGGATATACCTTGGGCAACTCCCTGGAAGGACTTGAATGGAAATTCATTTAATTTACCAGAAAAAGGCAAAGTTGTTACTGTTATATTTGATAGTGGAAATATCTATAAACCAGAATTTATTTATTCTGAACATTATAATGCAAATTTAGAAAGTAAGTTAAGTAAATTATCAGAAGGAGATTATAAATCAATGAAGTCTGTTATTTTTGATCATAAGACTCAAATATATGTAAATGATTCAGAAGGACTTAAAATTGATCATAAATTCAATAACTTGAATATAAAAGAAAAAACAATAAATTTAAATTTAAAAGATAATACAGCTCTTCTTAATTTAGGTGATGAAACTGCAAATCAGCAAGCTATATTAGGAAATCATTGGATGGATTGGTTTGATCTTTTTGTTGATAATTTACTTGGTGCTCAAGGAGGTCCCTATTTTGGAAGTCAAGGATATCAAATTACTCCTAATCCATCATTTGTTGCTGTTCTTCAATCATATAAAAAATTAAGGGATCCAGTTTTTCTATCAAAACATGTTAATATAGTAGATAATAATTCAGTTCAAACAGTTAGGATGTCAGAAAGAGAAAATAGTTCTCAATTTGGAGATGATTGGAGATCAACAAAATCTGAAAATAACTTATCAGGATTTGAACAAAGTTCAAACACTGAACAAGGTTCAAATTTTGAACCTACTGATAAAATAATTGATGATACCTTACCTGATGATCCGAATTATAAAGCGCCACCAACTGATGGATCTCCAGATTTTGTTGTAGATAATGAAATAGTTCAAGAACCAACATCAAATAAAGAAGTAGAAAAGTTAATAAGATTCTTAAAAAGTAAAAATTATGTTGTCTATGAAGATGTTGGTCTACTCAATATAGTAGGAATGAGAAATCCTGTTAAAGATGATGGTACCATCACTAATAAATTCGATGATAAGATGTATGTATTTTTTAAGAACGATAAAGGTAATTTTATGTTAGTTAAATATGATATGACTGTTGTTCCAGGATTTGATAAAGGAACCAATATAATCTCTCGTGGAACCGGCAAAAAACCACACACATTGGACAGAGCTATACTTCAATTAGGGCAGTATATTGATCAGTATAAAATAGGATTTCATCAAGAAAAATCCGACCATAAGTGTTTAAAATTTGCAACAACATCAGTTCATAGAAATGATCTAACAAATAAGTATAACTACAAATCCAAAACTCAACTTGGAAGTTTTGGAATAAACATACACAAATCTGGAAATCCAAGTGGAAATTCAGTGTTCAATTACTCAGAAGGTTGCCAAGTTTTCAAATTATACTCAGCTTGGCAACAATTTATGAATCTATGTGATAATCAAGTGAAAAAATCAGGTAAAGAAACTTTTACTTATACTCTGATAAAAAGATCAGAGTTTGATAGTTTTACTTATACTCCCGATGCACAATCTTCGAATTTAAGTACAAATCAATCAACACCATCAACCTCCGCAAATGCAGTACAATCGAATAGTCCTGAAGAAGCTTCTTATAAAGAGTATCAAAACATAGTAAAAACAATAGAATTAATTTATAGACTTAAAGATAAAAATTTTACTAGTAATTATAAGCCACTATTTGGAGATTTCAAGAGCAATTTTGGTGATGATGAGGATGGTGCTTTTGTTAGATTACAAGAGTTGTTGGGTATTAAGAGCATGTCTGTTAAACAATTCTGGTTCAATAAACTACCTTTGACTAAACTGACAAAAGAACATAAAGAAACTTTTCTTAGAGAACTAAACTCACTAAAAAATGCTATGTTGAAAAAACAAAATGATTTCAAATTTTTATTACCAACATTGAAGGCTGGTGAGGGAGCTAAAAGTATTTCAATAAATTCAGATTTTTAAATATTAACCTTCGGTGAAATATATGAAGTGATGCGTGATGGCAATTTCCAGAGATCGAAGAAATCAAAGGACATAAAATCAATTTTTAATTAAATCTTTATAATCTTTTCTATATAAGGATATTTTCTTTTTTCATACATTTTTACTCTTTCTAAGAAATGTTTATAAAGAGTATTGCTTTTTTTCATGCTGAATATATCCACTAAATCGAATATCACTGCTTTTGCTTTCCCATCAAACAATCTTAATAAGCGACCAATAGATTGAATGATTATTGTTTCTGACTTAAAGGAATCTGCCAATATAAGAAAGTGTAGGTTCTTAATTGAAATTCCTGTGCTTAGTGTGCCGTACTCAGTAGGAGGCGACTAAAACTTTAGTCGCCTTCCTTTCTCTAATTTCTTTTCTTTTGTCTATAATTTTAGCCATAAATTATTTTTGTTTTTTAAATTTCTCTATGAATTTATCATCTATATCATCTTCTGGTGTTATATCTTTTGAAGGTTTCCAATTGCCATTACTTAATAGTATATCAAAATTTGATTCAAATTCAATTTCATAATCACCAAAATTCAAAATTGTATATTCTATTTTCTCATTTATTTCCTCTAATATTTTCTTTATTTCTTCTCTTTTTTTATTTTTAACTCCACCATCAATATAATAGAACTCTTTATCGGTTATTTCATTTTGAAGTTTATTTAATATTTTTTGCCCATATTCTATAGAGTGAAATAATAGTAGTGTGTTTTTATCACATTTATCTATTAATTTTTTTATGACATCAATTCTTTTATCTGAATTATGTATGAAATCTTTTTCAAGTTCTAATGCTTCTTTACCTAATCCAGATTTTCTTATGTATAATAATCTTTCTTCATAATCCGAATCATTATGATTCATTATTATTGCTTTTATTTCCATAGGAGTTATTATTCCCTTTTCTTTTAGTTGATTTGCTGTAACCTCGGTTATTTTAGGACCTAGTACTGATTGTACTGTAAGTATTTCGCAAGAATCATCTGGTGGAAAAGTACCAGATACTCCGAATCTCGAATAAGCATATCCAAAAGTTTTTTTAAGTATAGATAAGATAGTTTTAGATTTTGCACCATGTGCTTCATCACAAGCAACTGTATGAAATTGTTTAAAAAATTCTTTAGGATATTTTTCAAGCGATTGATAAGTTCCAATATAAATATTTGGCTCTTCTTTATCAGAATATTTTCTCGGACGATCGGACATGATCTCTTCAATTTTGAGAAAACAAGGGTCATAGTTACTTCCTTCAATAATAGATTCTATCTTTTTATCTCTAACTGTTTCTGTTAGATCTTTTAAATCCATTTTATCTAAGAAGTTAAATCCAAAATTATATTCAAAAATATTTTCATAGAACTGTGTTACCAGATTTATTGAAGGCACGATAAGTAAAAATTTTGCATCAGGATCGATGTTTTTCAACGTATAGAAAATAACTATTGATATAATCAATGATTTTCCCCCGGATGTAGCAACTTCTGCCATGCAGAATCTATTTTTAAGTATCTTATAAGCTGATTCTATTTGATGATCATATGGGTTAAAATGAATCCAATTCCCATCTTTATCTTTTATCTTGTGTTCTGAAAAAAAACTATCGCAGAAATCTTTAACACTTTCTAAAGTAACATCTCTATTTATAGGAAAATCTTCTTTATTTTGTATAATAAAGGGGACTTCTATTTCTTTGCATCCCATGAAACATTCTCTCCAAAGTCCAAGATTTATTTTACCGTCTCTAAAATATGATTGATCACCACTCCATATTCCCATTTTGAATGGTTGCATATATCGATATCCTTTTACTTTTCTAGTAAGCCATATCTTTAATTGATTATATTCAATCCTTGTTGATTCTGATATTACAAGTTCTTCATTTTTAGCATCATATCTAAACTTCATTATATAATATATATAAATAAATAGTTATTATGTTGATTTTTTTTGGTTTTTTACAAAGGGAGAAAGTATGTTAATATATATACTAAAAAATAATTTAAAATAATGGAAAAATTAGTATTGTGGTTTAAGAGTTTATTCAATTTGAATGAAACAAAGAAAGTTGAGGAAGTTAAAGTTGAAGACTTTGTTCAGCCTGTTGTTGAAGAGGTTAAACAAGAAGTTGAAAAAGAGCTTGAAAAGGTTGAGCAAGTTGTTCAAATAATTTCAGAATCGGAATTGCTTTCTGTTGTTCAGGATTTGGTTGAAGAAGTTGTTACCAAGGTAGAAGAACCAGCTGAAGAAAAGGTTGTTGAAAAAAAGAAAACTGTTGCTGAGATAAAATCAAGTGCAAAAAGAACTAAGAAAGAAACTCCTGTTGACTCTGAAGATTCTCCAGAACCTAAAAAGAAAACATATAACAGAAAAAAGAAATAATCATTTTCTTTGGGACGAGAATTTTGTCAAGAGAAAAATATAAAACGGAGTGACTGAAAAACTGTCACATTTGGGACCGTTATAGTTTCGGCTATATAAACCACTGAATTCGCTACTCAGTGGTTTTCCTTTTTAAAGAAGTGAGTTTGATATTTTCCAAAGTTCCTCATCTATTTCGGATCCAATGAAATCTCTTCCAGATTTTTTACAAGCTCGTGCAGTTGTTCCTAATCCAGAAAATGGATCATATATCAAAGAATCTATTGGAAAGTAGATATTAAATAATTTATAAACGAGGTCTTCTGAATATGCAGCTTTTAGTTTAGATTTTATTTTATCATTATTTTCTGCTTCAATAAAATTTGTATAGTTCTTATAGAATTTCTGATTTGTTTTTTCGTTTATTTTAGATACTTTTTTATTTGTCTTAAAATCATGCAATCTTTCTTTTTTAACTATCACATATACTAATTCGCATATTCTGGATAATTTTGTGGAAGAGGTTTGAAATGGAATAGCGGATCGCTTTTTCCAAGTTATTATATCAGCAACTGTAAGTCCAGTTTCTTTATGAATTTCTGATATGAGTAATGTTGGTAGAATTGGATTTTCATTATGATATGAAATATTGTAACAAATAACACCATCATCTTTTAAAATTCTTTCAAATTCTTTGAATTCTAGTAATCTAGTTTTAATATATTCTTCTTCTGATAGATTATCTTTATCTTGATATCCATTATTGTAATAACAATCTTTTCTTTTGGTTGTTAAATTATAAGGTGGTGAGCAAATAATACCAGATAAGAATTTATCCTGCATTTTTGACATGGTAATTTTATTATCTTCATTATAGATTTTATTAATATTCATATTAATTTTGATATTTTATAATCTCTTATTTCTTTTTTTATTGATGTGTGAATATACTCTGACATAAAATCATTTTCTTTGATTCTTTTCAATAATTTATCTAGAAATTGGTCATAGTTTTCATGTGTTGAAAGGTTATTTATATTCACACCAGATCCCAATAAAAAGTTTATTTGAGCCATCAATTTGGTACATTTCTGAAGACCGAACTTTTCGATGACATCTCTTTCCATCTCAAAGTAAAATTTTTCAAAAAATTTTTTAGTTTCTTCGTTTTTCAAGACCATTGAAAATTCAGTACCATTTATTTCATGTAATTTAACCCAGAACATAACTCCTGAATAAATTTTATTTAGTGGCATTTCCTCTTCTTCTCTTTTATTTTTTGGTTTTGGTATTCTGAATGTAATAGAACTGAATTGTGATAATCCTTTTTTTATATAGATTCTATCTATTTTAAGAACAAGATCTTTTGGCAATTCTATTATTTGATTTTCTCTTTTTTTATTTAATTTTTGAAATAATGAAATATTTTTATACTCATCATAAAGTGTGAATTGCCAATCTTGTTCTAATTTTACTAAGGTTCCTATATCTGGTATGAATAATTGCATTTTAAATTTATTTTCTTTTCGTAAGAATCTTATCTATCATTCCATAACTTTTTGCTTCTGTTGCCGACATCCAGTAATCTCTATCCCCATCTTTTTGAACTTTATCATAATTTTGACCACTGTTCTCTGATATTATTTCATAAAGTTCCTTTTTAAGATGATTTATTTCTTTTGCTTCTATCTCCATATCAGAAGCTTGTTGCATCCATGATCCAAAACTCAGAGGTTGGTGTATCATTACTCTACTTCTTTTTAGAGATTTCCTTTTACCCTTTGTTCCAGAACAAAGAATTATTGCACCCATTGATGCTGCTAATCCTGTATTTATGGTACATATATCAGGTTTAACATATTCCATTATATCTAATAATCCTAATCCATCATATACAGAACCACCTGGTGAATTTACATAAATTGTTATATCCTCTTTATCATCAATTGATTCTAGATATAATAAATTGGCTTTTACGAGTTCACATAAATGTGTATCAATTTCACCACTTAAAATTATTATCCTCTCTTTTAAGAGTCTGTTAAAAACATCATGTGGGAACATAAGACCATCATCAAGGAACTGTGAATTGTTTTTATTATAAATAGATATAATTTCCGAATTGATTTTCTTGGATTTCAGATATTTTTGAAAATCGTTGTTTAGATTCATTTTTTTTATTTTTTATATAAAGATTTTTATATATAGTTTATTAATTTTAATTTAAGCGATGAGGTCTCTTTGTATAAGTGGTGGTGGTTCTATGGGATCCTGGGCAGGAGGAATAGTAGAAAACTTGCATAGTTCAGGCATAAGATGGGATGGATATTTTGGAACATCAACCGGAAGCTTAATGATACCGCTTATATCAATAGATGAGATATCCAGATTGAAAGAAGCATATACAAAAATTTCACCAGATGATATATTTCTTTATAATCCATTTAAAATACAAAGAAAAATAGGAGGTGATTTTAAATTCAAACTAGATCATTTTAACATTATCAAAAACTTCATAAAAAATGGAACAAGAACTTTAGGAGATTCATCAAATCTTAAAAAAACAGTAGGAAAGTTTCTATCTGAATCGGATTATAGAATTATAAAACAATTGGATAAAAATATATGTGTTACTGTGTGTAATTTAAGCACAGAGACTCTTGAGATAAAGAAATCTAAAGAAGAGACATATTCTGATTTTATTGATTGGATAGTTGCGTCAGCATCAGCTACTCCATTTATGAGTTTAATGGAAAAAAATGGATTTGAGTATGCGGATGGTGGTATTTTAAGATTTGTTCCAATAATTGAGGCTATTGAGTCTGGATCTACTCATATTGATGTCATAGTACTTATGGAAGAAAACGAGAAAATTAGAATTGAGAAAGTAAGAAATGTTCTACATTTAATATCAAAAATGATAAAAATGTTTTTTATAAGAGGTAAGAAAGATGATATTGATCTAATGAGTCTTTCAAAATCAGTTGAGAAAGGAACGGAGGTTATACTTGAAGTTTATTTTCTTCCAAAAAAGATAACAAATAATCCATATATTTTTGATTCTGAACTTATGAATAAATGGTGGGAAGAAGGATTTGAACACTCAAAAAAAGGACCAGATAGAATTTGGAAACTGAAAAGGGGAAAAGTCAAAAAAATTAAATTGAATAAAAAGTGAGTTTTTATTTAATATATATACTAAAAAATAATTTAAAAATATGAAAACTACAATTGAAGTAAACGGATATACGATCTTAATCGAAGAAATGGAAGGAGCTGTACAAGTTTCTGCTTTATTAGATGAAGAGGTTGTTGAAGAATTCACACTAGAAGCTGCTCCTGGTTCAACAGAGGAGTCTGATAGCAAAGAAGGTAATGAGATAAAAGGATTTGAAGACTTTTCAGAAGAAGAGGACTTTGAGGATGAAATGCCACAGGATGAGATGCAAGATGAGATGCAGGATGAGATGCAGGATGAGATGCAAGATGAGATGCAAGATGAGATGCAAGATGAGGAAGATGATGATGATGACGAGGAAGAAGGAGCATTAGAATCTTTTCAATCTTTTATTAATAAATCTAAAATGTTGAAGACAAAAAGAAGAAAATATTAATGATAAAAAAATTTTCAGAATTTATTTTTGAATCTAATTCATTAGAACTTCATTTCTACAGTTTTGATTGGGATGATAATATATTACACATGCCAACAGTTATACATATGGATATAAAAGAAGGTTCAAATTGGATTCCAGTTGATGTTTCAACATCCGATTTTGCAAAGGTCAGAAATGACAAAGAAAATTATAGATTAAGGAGTGATGATTCTTCTTTTGCATTTTCTGAGTTCAGAGATTCTGGACCAAGAGGAGAATCTGCTTTCTTATTGGATGTTAAGAAAGCTCTCAATGAGGGTCTATTTGGGCCTTCTTGGGACGCTTTTATTAAGTGTCTATCAGAAGGTGCAGTATTCTCTATTATAACGGCACGTGGTCATGAACCAAATACAATTAGGAAAGCTATTGAATACATAATTGATAATGTTTTAACTGAAGAGGAAAGATTTCTTCTTTATTCAAATTGTCTTAAATTCTCTTATATTTTTGGAAGTCAAGAAGAGTTTGAAAGAATACCAAGAGGTCAGTTATCTATTAATCCTCTTATCAAACTTTATTTGGATTCCTGTGATTATTATGGAGTATCCTCTGATAGTTTTTCATCTGAATTTGGACAATCAAGTGCTTCAAATCCAGAGAAGGCAAAAGAAATGGCATTAGAAAAATTCATAGATAAATGTAATAATTTTGGAAAGAAAGTAGGTGCTAAATCTGTTTCAGTTGGATTCTCTGATGATGATCCAAAAAATGTTGAGCATGTAAGAACTTATTTCAAAGAACACTCTGCACTTCAGAATGAACTTATGCCACATAAAGTAAAATTGAATTTATATAAGACAACAGATAGAGAATTAAAAGGAGGTGAAAGAACCAAGTTTTCGATGATGGAATCTTCTGGATCATCTATTGCTCCAGGAATGGCATCTTCTGTTATGGCATTCTCACAATTCAACAACATGAAAGACAGAATGTTTACTGATCCGAATGAATATGATAAATCTTCTGAATTAGGAACTAAGCAATTGGCAAAAATGTCAAAGGAATATATCAGACCTAAAAGATTAAAAAAAAAAATTAAAAAATGAAACACTTAAGAAAGTTTGATTCTCTAACAGAGAAAAAAGAAGAAAAATCTCCTGGTTCACTGAGAAAATCGATGAAGAAAAAAGAAGGTGAGAAAATTTCAAAATCGGAAATTGAGTCAGAGTTATCTGATTTAAAGAAAAAAGATAAGGATCCTGATAAGAAAGGTGTTCAAGGATTATCTAAATCTGATCTTAAAAAATTCAAAAAATTGAATCTTGCAAAAACATTGAAAGGTTTAAAAGAATCTCATTCAGAAACTGATAATTATATGTTTTTTGCAAATCTAGAAAATATATGTAGCATGGTCACTGATATTTTAGAAATGGATAAAGAAGAGATTGATCAAATGTTAACAGAAGGACATGATTGGGCAGCTGATCACATATCTGCAGCTAAAGAGTCAATAGAACACGTTCACGATTGGTTAAACTCACATTCTGAGGAAGAAGAATTGCATGAAGAAGATCCAGGTTTTCATTCCAACGTAAAGGGATTTGAAGATTTCCAATGAACTACACATTAGATAAAGACTAATATGGAAATTAAAAACCCACTTTAAAGTGGGTTTTTAATTTCCATATAGTTGATTCAACTCATCTTCGTAATCTTTATCTCGATACATAAATACTTCATTTATATCCAAGAGACGAAATTCTACTCCATTGAAGTTGTCAATTTTGCTAGTGTGAAAATGTCCGTAAAACCACATTCGTGGATTGTTATTTTCCATTATGACATTATACATATCAGTGATTAGATCTCGCTCTTCGATAAGTTCCGCTTTAAGTTCTGGATCATATTTTGCAAAACTATCAACAATTGGAGAAAATCCAAACTTGTTATTGGGATAACAGAAATCTGGAGCAGTGTGTGTTACAACAATATCAATTTCTTTAAGTTCTTTCAACTTATCAGTATCCAAGTTAAAATTCTCATCAAACCAATAAAGTTCTTTTTTAACACCTTTGCTTGCATATTGTTGCATATCATTTAAACGATCTTTGCGATCAATTGACAATGCACCGCCCACAAACAAGACATTATATCCACTAAGGTTTTGGACGGTATAATCTTTGACAAGATGTAAGTTCTCCCATTTTTCATCTACATGACCATTCCAAAAAAGTGGATTGTCATGATTTCCGCGAATTGCCCAGAGATGTACATTATTCTTTATAAGAGATTTATTGATTTCTGTCATATTATGAATATCTTTTTCATAATCGATAAATCCTAATCCGAAATCACCTACTTGAATAAGGTGTGCGTCCTTTATTATTCCCTGTTTTAATTGCCAGAGTATGTAATTGAAATTGCCGTGCAAGTCACCAAGAAAGAATAGATTTTTCATAATACAAATATAAGAATTTTTTTTTAATATATAATTGATGATATTAAGTTATATAGAATATTTATTTGAAAATATTGAGGATAAAATTCCACTTTACTTCTCATTTGAATTGAGAAAGGTACTTAAAGATATTATTAGTTCTAAAAAAGAAGGATATGAGGTTGCTGAATTTCTTTTAAAAAAACATTTAAGTGAGGATCACGAAGATGATGCGAATTACATAGATATTACAAAAACAAATGATAAACTTTCTTTTATTTCTATGAATAGAGTTAAGAGATTCTGGGATAAGGGTGAAGAAAATCCTGGTATGGGTTTTAAAGATTGGTCTCAAAGAATGTGGTATGATCAAGAATCTGGAATAGATATTAAAAAGAAAGTCTGGGTAGATCAGAGAACAGAAGTTTTTGTGGGTAGATTTGTAAATAGAGTTTATGAAAAATCCAAATCATCAATAAGTTCTTCTGATCTTGAAAAATTCGTTAACCTTTATAAATCAACTTATGATAAATTCAATAGTAAATTTTCAATGTTTGAAATTGTTAAAGGAGAGGAAATTAAAAAATGGTATTTAAAGGATAATTATGAAACTCAGTCTGGTCAGTTAGGATCTTCTTGTATGAGGAATCTCTCATGTCAAAATTATTTCGGTATATATGTTGAAAATCCAGAAGTTGTTTCATTACTTATTTTAAAAAGTGAGGATGGTTCGCGTATAACTGGACGAGCTTTAATTTGGAAATTAAAAACTGGTGAAACTTTCATGGATAGGATATACACTAACAAAGATTCTGATATGATATTATTTGAAGAATTTGGTGAAAAAAATGGAATACTAACTAAATCAGAAATTAATTATTTAAAATTAAGAAATCTTGAAGTCAAATTAGAAGAAGCTAAATTTGATTATTATCCATATTTAGATACTTTTATTTGTTTGAATGTAGATGAAAAAATACTATCAGCTAATGAGGATCTTTGGCCAGGAGAAGGATATATAAAATTGGATTCAACCTTAGGTTCATATACGAGAGCAGATGTGGTATGGTCAGAATATAATGGTGATTGGATATTGAGAGAGGATGCTGCTTTTTGTGAGAGAAGAGAAGAATGGGTCTATCGTAGTGATGCCACTTACTTAGAATATGTTGATGAATGGGCACATCCAAATGATGAGATATCATATTCAAAATATAACGGAGATAATTATTATTCCCAAGACGTTGTACATTCAAATATATTAGGTAGTGATATCTTATTTGATGATGCGATCTCAATAGTAATAAATAGGAGGTTAGATGATGATTACATACATAAAGATTTTGAAAAAACTCTTATTAATATTGAAATAGAGGGCGAATCCTATAAAGTTCCATCAGAAAAAATAATAAATTGGAAAGGAGAGAATATATTTAGAGATGAATATATTGATTTAATAAAAAATGAAAAAATTGAAGAAGTAAGTGAAAAAGATTTTGAAGAATATATTTTGAATCTTAGAATTGATATTGATAAAAATAGAATTATATTGTCTAAATATGATTTATACTACATGGGATATCCTTTATCAGATTTTTATGATTTGATTAAAATCTTAATATTAGAATCAGAAAAAATTAAAAGGGATGGTCTAACATCGATAAGACTTTCTATAACTAAAAATAATTTATACGACAACCTCAAAGAACATGTTAAAGAAAGTGCGTTTGGTTCAAAATTTTGTACTAAAATGTGGACGGTTACCCGAAGCTTAGTCACTCATATAATAAAAGATCCTAAAATGTTGAAACATTATTTGGAAAGAACAACTTAATGTCATAGTAGCTCATTATTTAGTACTGATATATCTCTACCTTTGCACCATATAACCCATTCTTTTTGTGAATTTATACCTAGTTTTCTAACATAATCTCTAGCCTCATTGAATTTTAAATATTTATTTTCTTTTTCAAAATCTATAGAGAATGATAAAAAATCCTCCCAGGATATCCAATCATTTCTTTTTTTTGCTCTAAAATATTCATAAGGTCTTTTATTTAGGAAGCCATTAAAACTTCCTTCTTTTACCATAGTATAAAATTGAAAGGATGATTTTATATTAAATGTCTTTAAATATTCTTTAGACTCATTGTATGTGTAATAATTCATATGATATATATTAATTTATATGTCCTTTCTGTAAAAAAGTTAAAAATGGATAAAGTTTATATAGAAAACATAATACAAAAAATTATAAATAAAGAATTTATAGATGATTCTAGAAGAAAGATAGTTGTTTATAATGATAGGCTAAACTTTTGTGCACCTTGTTGCGGTGACTCACATAAGAATAAACATGCTAAGAGAGGAAATTTATATTTCAATCGACTTATTTATATTTGTTTTAACTGTGATAAGAGAACAACCTTTGATAGACTCTGTAAAGACTTCAATGAGCAAATAGATCCAGAAAAAAAGTTAGAGATAATTGAACACTTGAACTCTAATATAGATTATTCTGATTATGAGAATGATTTGGTAGAGACCAGCATGGAAGATCTCATTGATATTAAAGATTTAGAAGAAGTTTTCAATGTTAAAAAAATATCTCCTATTTTTGATTTCAAACCTATTCAGATAAATGGTGGTGTTTATAAATATTTAGTAGGTCGTGGTATTCCACCTGAGATTCATAAAGACATTTATCAAGCTAAATACTCAAAAGGAGATCAAGGATATGAACATGTGATTGTTCTTTTGAACCGAAAAAAAAATAAAGTGCTTGGTCTTCAAGTGAGAAACTTAAAATCAGGTAAAAGGAGATTCTTTGTTATTTATAATTGGGAGCATTTATGGAGATGGGTAAATGGAGAGGATTGTGATTTAGATATGAATAAAACAATTCTTTATAATAAATTATCATATTTCTTCAATATAATGAATATTGATTTCGAGAAAAAGGTAACTCTTTTTGAAGGATTTATTGATTCTTTATTTTATCCTAATTCAGTTGGAATGGTTGGTGCAAATACCGATGATAATATTTTGAAATCAAATAATTTGGACATACAATATTTTTATGATAATGACGAAACCGGATTTAAAAAAGCAACGCAGAAAATAAAAGAAGGAAAATCGGTTTTTCTTTGGAAAAAGTTTTTCAATAAAATAGTAGAAGGTAGGAAAAATATCGATCCATATAAAGTGTTGTGGAGAATATCAAAGGTAAAAGATCTTAATAAATTGGCAGAAATTTCTCCAAATCCTTATATGAAATTTAAACTAAATGAGTTATTCTCAGAAGATGTAATGGATATGAGATGGATACCAAAAAGAAATAAAGTTAAAATAGTTGATGAAAAAGATTATGATAAAGAATTCAAACACAAAGATTGGTGATTAAACAAAAGGTATCTTTTCTGATTTATATTTAGGATTCTTTTGTTTTAAATATTCTACGAAATCAGTATTACCCCGTTCATTATTACAATTGAAACAACAAACCATTAAATTTATTTTTGAGTTATTTCCACCTTCTGATATTGGTATGATATGATCAGTTGTGGCATTGCCTTCATTTAGTTTACACTCACAATAAATACATTTTAAATTACTATTATTTGATAGGAACTCTTTTGCAAATCCTGATGTTCTTCTTTTAACGTTCTTTCCATTCCATTTTAATCCAACAACTACAAAATCAGTAAGTTGTTTATATTTTTTCCTGAATATTGTACAAGAAATATAATCAGGATTTTGCCAAACAAAAAACTTTATTACATATTTCCATCTTGACCAATCTTCTTTTGAAACTGATATGAAATGCTGATGTTCAGCCTTCCTTAAAAAATTTATTAATTTAAATAACCCCATCTATTGATAACTTTTTGGTTATCTTCTTCTCTCTATTATAGATATTAAAAGTTATTTAGTTCTTTTATTTCTCATAGTTCTTCTATATCTTAAACTTTCCATTGGCATTTCCTCTAATTCTGGCTCAACTTCAGTCTTTAGATATTTTAAAACATCTTCAAGTGTATCGAATTTTCTTTTACCAATATGAAATTTCTCTGTTTCTGAGTAAAAGTTTATTTTTTCGCCGTTATAGTTTATCTCATTATTGGCTACTTTTGTTCCTAGTTTTTTTGCTAGATCGTTCATAAGTTTATTTCCAACATAGTCATATTCTTCTTCTTCTGGAACCTGATCGTCTTCTTCAAAAGAGTTATCGGATACTAAACCTTCTGGGTTTATCTCATCATCTTTTGTTTCAAGTTCTAAATTCTCTTTTATGTAATTTTCAAATCTTTTTAAATTTCTCATCTTTTTTATTTTTTTTTATATATATTTATATATTAAAACCGAATTTTATATCCTTTAATTTCTTCAATTTCTGGAACTTCTAAACCTAGATCCAGAAAAACTTGTTCAAGTCTTTGTAAAATAATTAAATTACCATTATCACGGATCACTTCATACTCATTTAAGATTTCAATAACTTCATCCCATTTTTCATAAGGAAATAATTTAAATATTTCATGAACTGGATTTCGATATACACTAAATTCTCCTAACCAACCATCTTTAACTCCTTTGACATCTCTTAATTGATTACTATAACAATAAATTCCACCGGAAATCCTTCCAGAAATTCCATCTAAACTCTTTAATTCATTACTATAACAAGAAAAATCACCACCAACTGAAAGGGGAGCGCCTGATAAACTCTTTAATTGATTATAACCACAAGAAAAATTACCACCAACTGAAAGGGGAGAACCTTCTAAACTTATTAATTGATTATTATAACAAGAAAAATCACCACTTACCTTTCCAAATTTTAAGGGAAGTTTAGTTAATCCTTTTCTATATAAATTAACATTTCCATCAACATCAATAGTTGAGTCTTCGTTAATAGTATAATTCTTTATACCAAATTTTTTACATATGGAGTCGATATCCTCTTTGGATTCTTTAATAAAATTTTTATAACGGAATAATTTCATTTATTTATATATTAAAAATGGATTTTATATCCTTTAATCTCTCACTATTTATAAACTTTTTATTTAAAATTTAATATATCCTTTGTCAAACAATCTAAGGACTTGTTTTATATTTTATATAAAAAAAATAAATTAAAAATGAACTGGAAAGAATATTTAGAACAATCTGAAAAAACAATGTCATTTGAGTTTCATTGTGATGAAAAAGAACAAAGGATCCTACATGCCGTAATTGGAATACTGACCGAGATAGAAGAATTATTAGATAATCATATAGGAGATAGTTCGGATGAAATAAATCGAAGTGAGGAACTTGCGGATGCTTTTTGGTATTGTGCTATTATCTCAAGAGAGTATAATATAGATTTCTCACAAATATCTAGAAAGAGTAATAATCCAATGGAAACACTCATAAGAATAGTAAAACATACTTGCTCACTACTCGATATGATAAAAAAGAAACTTTATTATAATAAACCAATTGATGAGTCAAAATTCAAAACAAACTTCTATGAGGTACTTCTTAATTTATCCGACTATGCAAATCAATACTCTATAAACATAGAAGAAACATTTGATATAAATATTTCAAAATTGAGAGCAAGATATGGTGGGAAGTTCTCTTCTGAAAAGGCAATAAACAGAAATCTCGATTTAGAGAGAAGTATCTTAGAAGGATTTGATACAAATACTGGTGATAAAAATTGATGTAAAAAACATATACGTTGATTAAAAATTTTTGTATATTTGTAATATGGAAAATAAATCAGTACCAAACATCCAATCAAAGAATGATAATCAATTTTTAAGATTTTCAAGAAAAATTGAGTCTGGAAAGCACTCATATTGGTTTGAATGTCTCAATGAAAATAGGAAAAAAATTCTATATAAAGAATATCTTAATAAGAAAAAAGTATTAGAAGAATCTAATAAATCATTTTCTCTGAACAAGTTTCTTTTTAATATGCGAGAATCTAAATATTTCTTTATCCCAAAAATTAAAATACGAGAGGCTGCTATAGAAAAACTACTTACAGATAAAAAATAACACAGAACATGAAAATATTCTCAGGAAGAAACTATCAATCACTTACAGATGAAATTTGCAACCATCTAAATTATGATTTTGACTTAAACGTAGAAAAAGGAAATCTACAAATAGATAAATTCTCTGATGGTGAAATTCTACCTCTATTCAGAGAATCGGTTAGAAATAAACATATTTATTTTGTAAATTCAACCTCAAGTTCTGATGAGATATTGGAGACATTCTTAGTGATGGATGCTGCAATGAGAGCTGGGTGTAAGAAATTTACACTTGTTTCTCCATTTATGGGATACTCAAGACAGGATAAGACAGATCATCTAAGAAGTTCAATAGGAGCTAAAATGCTTGCAAACCTTATAGAATCTTTTGGGCAAAATGGAATGAAAATCGATCTTATCACAATTGATATGCACGCACCATCTATACAAGGCTTCTATAATATTCCAGTGATTCATCTAAATGGTAATAAGATATTCATTGATCATATTAAAACCATGAATATTGAGAATCTTTGTATTGTTGCACCAGATCAAGGTGCGGTAAAAAGAGCATCTGATTTCTGTAAGGCATTTCCTGAAGCAACATTTGCTATGATAAATAAGAAAAGAATAAAACCAAATGAAATACACTCAATGGAACTTGTAGGTGATGTTTCTGGAAAAAATGTTCTTATAGTAGATGACATCGCAGATACACTAGGAACAATGAGAAAAGCATCTGAACTTCTTTTTGAGAATGGCGCTGCGACCGTTATGGCGGCTGCAACTCACGGAGTTTTTAGTGGGAAAGCTTTTTTGAATCTGAGTCAATCAAATATCACTAAATTCTTAACATCGGATTCTATTGTGCAAAAACCTAATAAACAATATGGATTTGTTGAATTGTATGGATATGATAAAGTAGAATATGTATCTTGCGCGAGATTGATTGCCAAATCAATTAAAGCACTCAATAAAAGGGAATCTATCAACGAGTTGAATGCAATCTGAAATTAAAGAATTGATATTTTAGTAATATCGTTTAATTTCATAAATATATCATTGCTCCTCTAAATAGAATTGTTTGATTATTCACATCAATTACTATTTTATAAGGAATTATTTTTTTCCCTTTATTAAAATTGTCATCAATAATACCTTTAAAATCATTTATGTCTTTAACTGATAAAGTTTCAGCAATTATATTTTTTTGAGATAATGTTGATGTTAATGTATCCATATAGGTAATAATTTCATTTGACATTTGCATGGATCTAAATATCTTACCATGCAATATATCAATAAAATCATTTAAGTAATCAAGAGAATCAATATAACTCTCATTTAAAATTTGAGATATTTTTGCGTCTCTTTTTACACGTTTTTCTTCTACATCATGATTTTGAATGAACCTGAATATTTCTTTTAACTCATCGCTAGAGTTGAAATATTCAGGTCCAAGTCTATATTTTTTTAACCAGTTCATTTGAAAAATTGAGAATTCGCATTTATTTTTTGAAGATCCTCTGGTGTAAAATATTCCGGCCTTTCCTTTGATATCTTTAACATTTCTAAGTAAGTCTGCTTTGCTTCATCCATTCGCTGAGTATAAAAGCAAGTAGCACTATGAGCCTCTAAAAACTTCCAAATATAAAGTGTCTCATCAACAAACAATAGTCTTTTTGGATAAGGAGAATTGTTGTGAAATACCTTCTTTGCAAATGATGTGAATAAATAAGCATTGTGCCAATCACCAACCGCAATATAGTAGTCGATTATGGCCTTTATAGGCTCTCCTCTTAGTGGATCAATAGTATATGATTTTAATAATTCAGTTAAAGTTAAATTCCAAGGATCTTCAATTGCTCTCATTATAGTTCCAATACGATATTGTGAATAAAATACCTCCTCAGGGTATCCATCGGGTCTAGAAACTCTTTCCCTGTAATACTTTAAACTCCTTCTAAGTCTTTCTTCATTTTCTTCTTTATTATCTGGGAAACAAGCTGAATCATGATAACTTTGTGCAGTATAAAAAATCCACCGAGGATCGCTCCTATCGGAATCAATATACTTCTCTAAAATATGAGCGTGACTTTGATATTTTGCTGGAATGTTTGAGTTCCAACTTCCACCATCCATTTTAACTCTAACCGTTAATCCATCCAATAGTCCAGATGTTATTGTTCTATCTGGATTGCCATCTGAACCATTTGGTGGTACTATAAATTCATGAACAACACCATAGAATCTAAATTCTTTGTCTAAACGACATAATTCATTTCGAGTATATCTCATTTGATTTATATAAGTATTAAACATATATAAATCTTTATTTAAAGATTGTTTATTGAACTTAGAATCTAGTTCAATTTGCTCATCAAAGTCTAACCAGAAGTTATAATATGTATGTCCATCATTTTTGGATAGAAATATTTCTCTTGCTTTTTTAAAAGATTCATTTCTTGAGTTTTCAAAGTTATCAAATGATCTTTGAAATACATAAGTTTCGATTCCATTATCTTCTCCCCATTTTATTACTTTTTCTATTGAATCATCTGTTGATCCAGTATCTATAACAACTATACCATCGACTATTGGTTTAATTGAGTTAAGCATTCTATGAGCCACATGCGTCTCATTTTTCATTATTTGTGTTAGAATAAGCTTTACCGCCATATAAAAATATTTTTATTTTTTATATCACATTTTTTAATATTTGTTTAGAAAGTAATATGAAATTCGGTTTTAATATATAATTTTATGAAATTATTAAAATTTAGTGAGTTTTTACTTGAGAAAATTTCGAAAAAGGTTCCGCTTCAATGGTCGAAGAAATTCGACCAAGTGTTGAATAAAATTGATTCTCCTATAAAAGATGCTTTATTGGAACTTAAAATGATCGATTCTGATATGTCTCTTATAAATGTATCTGAAAGAAATGATATGATAACTTTCACGGAATCTTCAAAAATATATGATATTTTTTTTGAAAATGAGATAAGTAAGAAATTTGGGAATTTATATTTTGGGCCATTAACTGATCCAGATGCTCAAATTTACAATAAGAATAGATCCGAGATAAAAATTGGAAGATTCATAAAAAGAATATTACTTGATACATTCAGTGACAAAGAAATAGAAAAATTTGTCAATCAATATAAATCACAATTTGATTTTAAGAAACTCCAATTCAAAATTCTAGAAGGATCGGATATTAAAAATGGATATAATTCGAATAACTACTCATTTGAGAATTCTTCACCGAATGAATTGATAAATTCATGTATGAATGATCAATTAACACTTATCGATTTTTATTACTCTTGTCCAGTAAAGTTACTTATTTTAGAAGACCAAAATGGGTACTTATGGGGCAGATCTCTTATCTGGGAAATAAAAGAAGATGTTTTTTATATGGATAGAATATATGCAGTAAAAGGTGAGATTCTATTCAAATTCCAGAATTATGCAAAAGAAAATGGATGGTGGTGGAAATCAGAGAATAGAAGTGGATCATATTATAATATGACCAATGGTAAAGAAAAAGGATGGATAAAAATAGAGATACCATTGAAATATAATTTTGAAGATCATAAAGAATGGGGTGTTCCCTATTTAGATACTTTCTGTTTTATGCAGAATAATACACTTATGAATTATGAGCCAGAAAGTGGACATTATTATGAACTCATTGGTACAAAAGGAGAAGTATTGGAATTTAGAAAATAATATATAGTTTATGAAAATATTAAAATTCAAAGACTTTGATAATAGAGAACAATTTTTTGAAATTATAGAAAATATCTCAAATCCAATGATAAATGAGAACTTAATGGATAATAAATTAATTCAAAAAATACTAAGAAAATTAAGTTCTGATATAAAATTTAACATTAAATTAGTTGGAACTTTCGGAACTGGTATAGGATTTATGATACCAATTGTTAAAAATCTAATAGAAAATTCAAAACTATCCATCGAATTAAATGAAGAAAATATAATACTTCTTTGTATAACAATAATTTCCATATCATATCTTGAGGAAACAAAAAATAATACAGGAGAGGAAATAAATAGTGATGGTGAAAAAAGTATAGTCACTAGAAGAGATGCCCAAACAATGTTATCAGAACTTAAAATGAGAGGAATTGGAAATGGAATTGTAAAAAAATTCGTAAATGTTTTTATTTCAATAAAAAACTTCTTTAAAATGATATTAAAAGGAACTCCCTATATTATTGATGGATTGTTTGATATGTTCGCTTATACTTCAATTATGATGCCTTGCATGAATGCTATGTTGTTATTTATAGGGAAATATGATATGACACTTGATAATATTGCTTCTAATCTTTTATCCGTTGGTGCCGCAGGAACGGCACTTATTTCAAAACAAGGCATAAGTTGGCTGATGTCAAAACTAAAAGATGTTCTAAAAACCAAAGATATTGAAATTCCCGATAAAGACCATGAAACAATTATCAATCCTTATCAAATCATAGATTCAAGCGAAGATGGTGTTGAAAATTTAATAAAAGAGAAAAAACCTAGTTTAAAATAAAATATATAGATAATGTTAAAATATGAAGAATACATTTTAGAAAAAAAATTATATGAACTCATTCTTGAGAGTAAGATTGAATTTTCAAAAAATTTCATAAATGTCCTAAAATCCATTAAATCTCCAATATCAGATGAGATACTAAAACTACAAGGTGAAGATAAGAATGTTACCCAAAATTATCTTGATGCAAATCTAAATGAACCCGATTCTGTAACATTCTTACAAGATAATAGAGCACAAAGGATACTTGATCAATATAAAGACATATGGTTAATAACAAATAATGTAAAAGTTCTTAAATTTGATTCATTCTCATCAGACTCCTCAATGGACCAAAATAAGAAAATTTATGATCTTATTGGAGTAGATATGTCAGATGTTGTAAAGTTGGAAAATAGAACAGATGTTAAACTAATAAGAGAGATTATATCAGAATCAACCGGAAGAACATACTGTTATGTAGAGACTTTATCAGAACCCACAAAGAAGATGGTGATAAATAAAGAAGGTTTAACACATAAAAGTCCAGACTATCAAACTTTATGGACACAAAGTAGCAGAAATACAATAGGAGTTGGTAGAATAGTAAGAAAACTTCTACAAATAACCGGTAAATCATTTTCATCATCAGATATAGAAAAGTTTGTAAATGATTGGAAATCATCAATTGATATAATGAATAATGCTTTTTTGAAATTTGATGTTGTAAAAGGAGATGACATACATTATTGGTATAAAAGTAAAAATACAGTTATGGAGGGAACACTTGGTAATTCTTGTATGATAGATAAGCCAACCGATTGTCACTATATTTATACCGAAAACCCAGATGTTGTAAGTATGGTGATATTATACGATGATAACGGAACCATTCTAAATGGCAAATACAAGTCAAATAGGATACAAGGAAGAGCTTTACTTTGGAAAACAAATGAAGGTGATACTTTTATGGATAAAATCTATTATGTAGTTGATAGTCAAAAAGAATTGTTTAAGAAATTTGCTGAGTCTCAAGGATGGTGGTCAAAAAGAGAAAATAATGGTAATTGTGATCTTGATGTAGTAAAAGGAGAAGAAATAAAAAGTAGAGTAACATATACAGTTACACTCAGAGAATGGGATTGGGGATTTCCTTATATGGACTCTCTAATTTATTTTAATGAACGTAGCGGAGTTATATCAAATGGAGACGATAATTATACAAAAGAAATTCAAGAAACTTGGAGCCACTATGACGAGGATTATCAAGAAGATGATAGCTAATGAATATTTCGTTTATTGCTTTTTGTCGATCCCGGCATTAGGATAAAAAATTAACAGATAATGTTAAAAAGAAAAAACCCTAACTTAAAATATTTTAAGTTAGGGTTTTTAAATTTGTTTAAATTTGATTACTTGACTTCTTCAAATTCAACATCCTGTGATTCTGGCTCACTACTACCTGATGTATTATTTTCATCATTCATGTTTGAATACATTTTGGTTGAAACTCTGTTCCAAGTTTCATTCATCTTTGCCATTGATACATCAATTCTATCCACATCTCCAGATTTGTGTGATTCTTTTAATTCATTCAAAGAACTTTCTAATTCACTCTTATCAGATTCTTCAAGTTTTTCTGAGAACTCTTTAATCTGTTTTTCAGTCTGGAAAATCATTGAATCAGCAGCATTCAACTTATCAATTCTTTCTCGTTCAACACGATCAGATTCAGCATTTGCCTCGGCCTCTGATCTCATCCTTTCAATCTCTTCTTTGGAAAGTTGAGATCCACCTTCAACTCTTATCGAGTTTTGTTTACCCGTAGCGTTGTCTTTAGCAGAAACTGAAAGTATGCCATTTGAATCTATGTCAAAAGTTACGGATATTTGTGGTATTCCTCTTGGTGCGGGCATTATACCATCTAGATTAAATTTACCCAAAGTTCTATTATCTTTTGCCATTGATCTCTCACCTTGAAGAACATGAAGTTCAACAGAAGGTTGGTTATCTGAACTCGTACTAAAAGTTTCCGATCTTTTTGTAGGAATGGTTGTATTTGATTCGATCAATTTTGTAAATACTCCTCCCATCGTTTCTATTCCTAAAGATAGTGGAGTAACATCAAGTAGAAGTACGTCTGTTATATCTTTTGTAAGAACTCCTCCTTGTATTGCCGCGCCAAGAGCAACAACTTCATCTGGATTAACTGATTTGTTTGGTGTTTTCCCGAATTCTCTTTCAACTGTTTCTTGAATTGCTGGAATTCTACTAGTACCTCCAACCAAGATTATTTCATCAATATCTTCTTTTTTCAATTTAGATTTTTTCAAGGCATTCCAAGCACAAACCATTGTTCTCTTTACCAAAGAATCTGTTAATTGATTGAACTTGCTTCTGTTCAATTTTTTAACAAAGTGTAGTGGAATTCCATCTTTTGCAGTTATATAAGGAAGGTTTATTTCTGTATCGGTAGAAGATGATAATTCTATTTTTGCCTTTTCTGCAGAATCCTTTAATCTCTGATATGACATTGGATCTTTTGTTAGATCCATTGAATGTTCTGATTTGAATTCGTCAACCATCCAATCTATAATTGCGTTATCGAAATCATCTCCACCAAGGTGTACATCACCATCAGTAGATTTAACTTCAAAAACACCATCACCAATTTCAAGAATTGAAATATCCGTAGTACCTCCTCCTGTATCTAGTACTAATATTTTAGCATCTTGAGATTTTTTATCTAATCCATATGCAAGAGCTGCTGCAGTTGGTTCATTGATGATTCTTTCAACTTTAAGTCCTGCAATCTCACCTGCTTCAATTGTTGCGTTTCTTTCTGCGTCACCGAAATAAGCAGGTACTGTGATAACAGCTCTTGTTACTTCAAATCCTAAATAGTCTTCTGCAGTTTTTTTCATTTTTTGAAGTATCATTGCTGATATTTCTTGAGGTGTGTATTTTCTGTCACCAATAACTACTCCAGGTACATTATTTCCAGTAGATTCTACTTTATAGGGAACTCTATCAATCTCTGATATACAGTTAGTAAAGTCTTTCCCTATGAATCTTTTAATTGAATAAATTGTATTTGTTGGATTCACAACAGCTTGTCTTTTAGCAGAATCTCCTACTTTTCTTTCTGTTTCTGTGAATGCCACAACTGAAGGAGTTGTTCTTTTTCCTTCTGAATTTGGTATTATAACTGGTTCACCATTTTCTATGATGGCAATGCAACTTGTAGTTGTACCAAGATCAATTCCCACTATTATATCTCTTTTGTTCATAATTTTAATTTATTTTTTGTGATTATTAATATTCAATTTCTGTGCCAAAGTTTAAATTTACATCTTCTGTCATAGTTTGAAATTTATTTTAATTTTTATATGACATATTGTCATATATCAACTATTCTATTATTATATATTTTATTTTAAAAAAGTTTATGGTATTGACTAAGGAACCATATAAAATTTAATATATAAAAGAAAATAAAATTTTTATGAGATATATTTACCAACTTATTGACCCAACAACTAATCAAATAAGGTATATTGGACAAACTGATAATATTAAAAGAAGATATAACGATCATATTTCGTCATCATTGAATAAAAATTCAAGTTCATACAATACACATAAATCCTCATGGGTAAGAAAAGTAGTCAATAATAATTTATTTCCAATTATTGAAGTGGTCGAAGAGTGTAATAGTTTAGAACAATCTAATATAAGAGAAAGGTATTATATAGAAAAGTTGACAAATGAAGGATATAAATTGACTAATTCATATATTAGTGATGTTACTGAATTTTCATTGGACACAAGAGAAAAAATGTCAAATGCTAGAAAAGGTAAGACTCTTGAGGAAATTGTTGGCTTAGAAAAATCAATAGAGTTGAAGGAGTATTATTCTGAAAGAATCAAATTAAATAATCCTAATAAAAATAGTGATCCTTTGGTTAGAGAGAAGATAAGTAACACTCTTAAAGAGTATTTTGAGGATAAAGAAAATCACTGGGCATATGGATTGAAAATGACAGACGAACATAATGAGAAGTTAAGATTGGCTAAACTAAATAATCCTAAAAATGTTGGTAATCGAAAACCTAAAACAGAAGAACAAAAGGAGAAATTGAGAAATAGTATAAAGGGAACTAAGATAAAACGAAGTGAGATCCTACAATATGATTTAGATATGAATTTAGTTAAAGAATGGAAAAGTTTAAGAGAGATTGAAAGGATTGATACTACAATGAGTAGAAGTCAAATTGCAAAATGTTGTAAAGGTGATAAGGAAACTTATGCTGGGTTTATATGGAAATATAAAATCTAGTTTTTTTACAACAAATTCTATCGTAAGTTCAAATAAGTTATCCAAATAGTTAACGCAATAAGTATTAGCAATACTAAACTTACGCTTTTATTATCTTCGCTTGTCATTATTTCTTCAGCTCAAAATGGGGTCGGTCAAAAAAGGCGATCTTATTAGATGGAATGATGTAAAGGATCAGATTTTAAAATTGGTACCAAAGTTTAAAATGTCAGTTAAAATTCATCCATTATTTCATCCAACAAAAATTCATCTTCTTCTTTTCTAAATAGAGAACCGTCATTTTGTACGAGTTTATATTGGTGTCTTATATTTGGTGTATTGCAAAGATACCCTGATTTGCAATACCATTTAAATGAATCTATATATGGATAAAAATCCAATTTATGTTTTTCAATTGGTACTATAAGGTTAATTTTTTCTAAGCCATCTTTTGTTAAAAAAATATTTTCTGTTTTATTTGATTGATCGAATTTGTGGATATATCCATTTTCAAGTGCCCATTTTTTAAAGAAAACTACATCATGATCATAAACAGAGTATATTCTATCCATTACTTTATATTCTTTTCCCAATGGGGTGATGGTCTTTTGCCAAAGTAGCGCTCTTGTTTTTACTTTACCATCCTCGTTCAATAACACAAGCATTTTAATAGAATCTGGATTAGCGGAGTAGATTTCCATATAATGATTTTTTTCTTTATACCTCATACAGGATTTCCAAAGTTGTCCAATCCTCTCACCAAATGGTTCAAAATAGCTATCCTCTTGATAATATTTAAGTATATCATTACCCTCAACTATTTTTAGTCTTGTGATATCTCTATCAAAATAACTTTTATAAAAATTTACAAATATTTCAATATCATTATTTGATATAAAAAAATCTGATATGCAATTTTCAGTAATTATTTTTTTAACAAATCTTCCTATCCTTATTTTTTGTCTTTTTTTGGTTTCTTCAAATCCATCATGATTTGAATCTATTTTACTTGCTGGAATAAAAGATATATAGTTCATGTCTTCTTTTTTAAAGAAGTTTCCTATTTTGTTAAAATTTCGTTCATGTGCGAAATTCAAAATATTAGCAATTCTTGATAAATCTGATGTTTCATCAAGGAATTTTATAATTTCAGTGTCTAAATTTGAAAAATTTCTCATAATATATAGTATATGAATTTTTTATTGGAGTTTAAAGATTTTTATAAAGTAGGTGACAAAATTTTAATTGAGTACTGGTATAATGGTATGATAACGCCTTGTATAATAAAAGAAAAAATAGGTAGAAAATATCTTATCTCTCATAGTATAAGTGAATCAAAAATAAAGAATGCTCCAGATGAGTTAATTTCAAAAAATGATATAATAGATTATTCCAAAAGTTCATAAAGTGAGTCATATATTTTTCTATCAGACATATTCCCTATATCCATTGATTGGTATTTTATAATGTCAAGTTCTCTCTTCGATAAATCAGTAGTTAAAAATCGATCTTTAAGTGGATCGTAAATACCTCGATTATTTTTTGTTTTTATTTCTTCGAGTTGTCCAAAATTATCATAGAAAACCCTTGGGTGTTCATATCTTCCTTTAGAATGTGATCTTCTATTTCTTTTCTTTTTTGAATATCCATGTTGGTTCCATTGTGGATATTCTGTCCAAAGATATTCTTTCTCTTCTGCTTTTCTTTTCGATGGAAGGTTCTCCCAATCAACATCTAAAACTGATATCGCCAACTTTCCAAGATGGAAAAGATCTTGTGATTCCATGAATGTAT